CTTGTCAGTCTCTTGGAGCAGCAAAATTATTTTACTATGATGCAACAGATTCTATGGAGAAACATCCATTTAAAAACGTTTATCTTGGAGTTAATCAACCACCCAAAGGTCTTTTGAAAAGTCAGATTGAATATGAGGTTGCAAAAATGAATGCGGTGGGTTATAATTAAATGGACTCTCACAAACGAACGTTGGATTAAGATCTAAATAAACTACACTCAGTGATAATCATGGCAACATATCCTGTAAAACATAAGGAGACTGGTGAGACCAAAGAAGTGAAGATGAGTATTCACGAATGGGATCAATGGAAAAAAGATAACCCAGACTGGGAACGGTTCTATACTCCAGAAAATTCACCTGGATTGGGACTTGAACCAGTCGGTGAGTGGAAAGACAAACTCGTAAAATCAAAACCAGGATGGAATGAAGTTCTTGAACGAGCATCAAAACAACCTGGAGCAAACAACTTAAAGATCTGATATGGCTAGAAGGAAAAGGAACAACGACAACGTTGGTATTAATTCAGAGTATCATCGTCAGGCACTTAAGGGTAAGAAACCAATCAATAGTGACCACCTTTTAAACATTGAACCACTTACTGAAAATCAGAAAAAGTTGTTCAGTGCATATGAGGAAGGCAAACACATTGTTGCTTATGGAACTGCTGGTACAGGTAAAACTTTTATCACCTTGTATCATGCAATTAAAGAAGTTCTAGATCAATTTACACCATACGAGAAGGTGTATGTGATTAGGTCTCTTGTAGCAACCCGTGAAATTGGTTTCCTTCCTGGAGACCATGATGATAAATCTAATCTCTATCAGATCCCATACAAGAACATGGTAAAGTACATGTTCCAAATGCCTTCTGACGCTGAGTTTGAAATGCTCTATGGTAATCTAAAGACCCAAGGAACAATTAGTTTCTGGAGCACGTCATTCATCCGAGGCACTACGTTTGATAATGCTATTCTCCTTATTGACGAATTCCAGAACTTGAACTATCATGAACTTGATAGTATTATCACACGGGTTGGAGACAACTGTAAGATCATGTTCTGTGGAGATGGTTCTCAAAGTGATCTAGTAAAGACTAACGAGAAGAATGGTATCGTTGACTTTATGAAAATCCTAGAGCAAATGCCATCAGTTGATATTGTTGAGTTTGATGCTGATGATATCGTAAGATCTGGTCTGTGTAGAGAATACATTATTGCAAAGAATGAATTGGGTATTTTATGAATTTTAATCATGTTGATATTGACTTACCAGAACTAACTAGAGAAACTATTGATGGAGTTCGTTATTATACTGTTCCAACTCATGAAGGTCCACTCAAGTTAGTATCAATCACATCAATTACTAGTCACTTCAATCGTGAGACTTTTGCGAAGTGGAGGAAGAGAGTTGGTGAGGACGAGGCAAATAAGATTACCAAGAAGGCTACAAGTCGTGGTACTGATATGCATACTCTTGTAGAGAACTTTCTTCGTAATCAAGAGATGCCAGCTGGTTCTGTTCAACCATTGTCAGAGTTTCTGTACTTACTTGCGAAAGATGACCTTAAGAGGATAAATAATATTTACGCTCTTGAAAGGTCCCTATATAGTCAGTACCTAGGTATTGCAGGAACCGTCGATTGTATTGCAGAGTTTGACGGTGAGCTTTCGATCATAGATTTCAAGACATCTAAGAAACCCAAACCCAGAGAGTGGATCGAAAACTACTTCGTGCAGTGCTGTGCGTATGCGTGTATGCTTCACGAATTGACTGGTCTATCAGTCAAGAAGTTCGTAATTATTATGTCTTGTGAGAACGGTGAAGTAGAAGTATACGAGGAGTACAATAAAGAAAAATATATTCGTCTATTAACTAAGTACATCAAAAAGTTTGTCGAAGATAAACTTGCTTGACCTTTAGTATACCTAATGTTATAATATACACATGAACTGATTTTATTATATGTTATCGATCTTTTCCGATGTTATGCCTAAGAAAGAAAACGAAGAGTTAGAAAAGGAACTAGAAAATAAATTCTATTCACAGGCAAAAGTATCACAGGATATTGAAGAAATCTATACTAAGAATTCTGATATGAGTTACATTGATAGTGTAATGTATTTCTGTGAACTTAATAAGATAGATGTTGAATCTATTCCCAAACTAATCTCAAAACCGTTAAAAGAAAAAATCAAATACGAAGCAATGGAACTTAACTTCTTGAAGAGAAGTAGTAGAGCTAAACTCTCAATTTGAAAATCGACCTTTAAATCCATTTTTGGTCGAAAAAAAATCCCCAAAATTTTTTCACGCGAAGGGTTTTTCAAAATATTATGTTGAAGATGACTCCATTTGATTGTTACAAAACTTATCTTGGTTTAAAGAATCATTTCACAAAAGATTCTTATGATTATCATAAGTATTGTGGTAAAACCCGTGCCTCTCTTCAGTCTTTCTACAAAAGAAAAGATCGGTACTGGTTTGAGAAAATTTCTAGACAGAAGAGTGATGATGAAGTTAGGGACTTTTTTGTCTCTAACTTTATTTCATGTGATGATCCACAGACCTTATGGATTGGTGAGATCATTCGTTCTGGTCAGACGAATTATACTAAGTGGCAGAAGAGAAATCAGTCTCTGTCTTATATTTTCAAGGAGGAAGTACAAAGTCTCGTTGAAAATCAAGACTTTGATGCATTGTTTTCTGTGAAGAATGGTCATCCAACCATTTTAAAGAAGCATTTGTGTGGTGATATTTCGATTGAAACACTAGTAATATTGGAAAAGATCTTAGGATACAAGAAGCACTTTGATAAGTCTTTGAAGGATCCAGTATGGGAATTAACTAGTCTACGAATTAAAAAATATATTCCCTTTCTAAATATCGATGTCTTTAAATACAAAAAAATACTAAAGGAGATAGTGCTATGAGTTTCTTTGACTCAGAACTTGTGCAAACTGAGATGGAAGAAATCTCAAAGTTGCAAGAAAAAGTATATTCAAATGTGTTTGCTTTCCCAAGTCTGGATAGAGAAGGTAAACTTAGACATATTAATGATCTTGAGACACTCATGGAGAAGCAAAAAATTCTCTACATGAGACTTGCATTGTCTGATGATCCAGATGCACTGAACATGAAACTAAGAATTCAGGACTCTGCATCGATGATGGGTTTGCCAGAGAACGTTGACATGAACGCACTCTTTGCTAACATGACCAAGTTGGTTGGCAATCTCAAGGAGCAATTGATCAAGGAAATCGATTGACACTAAATAGAATGCCTGCTATAATTGCAGAGCACACAAGCCACAATACAAACACACCGAGGTAATCCGAATGTCCTTTTCAAATCTAAAGAAGCAGTCTTCACTTGGAAATCTTACTGCCAAGTTGGTGAAAGAAGTAGAGAAACTCAACACCAACAGTAACTCCGATGACCGACTGTGGAAGCCAGAACTTGATAAGTCTGGCAATGGTTATGCTGTCATTCGTTTCCTTCCTGCACCTGATGGTGAAGAACTCCCTTGGGCAAAGATGTACTCACATGCTTTCCAAGGTCCTGGTGGTTGGTTCATTGAGAACTCTCTCACCACTATCGGTCAGAAGGATCCTGTCTCCGAGTACAACCGTGAACTCTGGAACAGTGGTAACGAAGCAGACAAGGAAACTGTTCGTAAGCAAAAACGTAAACTGTCCTACTATGCCAACATCTATGTTGTCAAGGACACTGCAAATCCTTCCAATGAAGGTCAAGTCTTCCTATACAAGTTTGGTAAGAAGATCTTTGACAAGATCATGGAAGCAATGCAACCTGAGTTTGAGGATGAGCAACCCATCAATCCCTTCGATTTCTGGCAAGGTGCTAACTTCAAACTGAAGATCAAGAAAGTTGCAGGTTACTGGAACTATGACTCTTCTGAGTTTGATCGTCCTGGTGCTCTTCTCGATGACGATGATGCACTAGAAGCACTATGGAAGAAGGAGTATTCTCTTGCTGCCCTGGTTGCTGCTGATCAATTCAAGTCCTATGAGGATCTGAAGAAGCGTCTTGACTATGTTCTAGGTAACAAAGGCACTCCTCGTTTCCAAGATCAGGAAACTGTAGAAGAGGAAGAGGAGTTCCGTCGTCAGAACCGTGGTGAAGAACCTTCCTTCACTCCTAAGTTCAGTTCTGCTCCTACTCCTGCACCTGAACCTTCTCTGGAAACTACCACAGAAGAGGATGATGCACTCTCATTCTTCCAGAAACTTGCTGAAGAAGAGTGAGATGGACCTATGAGAGGGTTTGCTTAACCCTCTTGGTTGTTGCAACATATTATAGTTTAATATTTAAATAGATTCCGTATCTTTAAGGGTTCTGCTGATAAAACCAGTGGAACCCTTTCTATATGACATGACTTCTGCAATGTCTTCAAATACAAGATTTAAGTATTTTGGTTTTAAGATTTTGATTGTTCTCTTTTTCTCTTGAATTCTTTCTTCATACACATAATTGGTGACTGCACTAGCACAATCTTCAAGAGTTACATGCGTTCCTATAGTCTCTTCAAAATATTCAAACCTAAAGTTTTGATCAACCTGCAGTCCTCCTGGCAATACTACTACATCATCAACATTTGTTATGATTTTAGATTCATAGTGATGAACTTCATAGATTGCTTCATAACTTCCATACTTTTCTAGTAGATAATCATTGTATAATCTATTTGGCATTGGCCATTCTTCTTGAATATTTAAAATATTATTAGTAATTAATATCACCCAGTCTAAATCTTCTTCACCATAAACTTTAAATGCAACATTATCGGGTCTTTCATCACCTTTGATAAAATAATCTTCAAAAAAGGTCATATTAGACGCAATATCTTCTCTGAGTTTTGCTCTTCTGAAGAGATTTTTATTTTGAAATGTTCGTCCTGGGAGACTTAGTTCTTCAAGATTTTGATAGTTTATGTTTGGTAGTCTTTTGAAATAGTTTGCCATGGTTAGAGTCCGATTTCGTCTGCTGGAAATTCTTCATATTCATCATAATATACTGGATCTAGTTCTGTGAATGATAATGTCATTTGATATGCAGTCATAGTTCCTGCGGGATCATTAAAAGTCATATAACTTCCATCAGGCATATAATTCACATTGCAAGATTTTAAAGCAACTACTTTAGGTCTTCCAATTGCTTGATGAGTATGTTCTTCACCAGAAATTCCACCACGATGATAAGAAATTTGAAATACGTTAGGTGCCAACAAGAAAAGATTTGTAGTTTCTCTTCTTACGGACATAGATTGCTTAAACATTCTAATAATTCTTCTTATCATCGATGCTTCTGATGCTTTTCTTGCACGAAATGTATATGTGTAATTGAAATTTCTTAACTCTGGTTTATTGAATAATAAAGTCATATTTGGATTTAGAATAGCACCAGAAGTTCTAGATAACATATTCGTTACTTGAGCTGCTTCTTGTGCAGCCAGCATTGCAACGTATTTTCTTGCTTCTACACTCTTTTCTTCAAGAATTTTTCTACCTTCTGTAAGTGCATTAAAATCATTTTTATCTAGTATTCCATATGCTGCTTGATATGCAAATGCTCTACCAGAATCCACCTCATTACTACCCCAACTAACAGTATTTCCATCTTCAGCACTTTGAATTGGTAAGTAAACTGTTCCTTCAGGAGTTCCCAATTTTGGATATTCAAATCCAATTTCGCCATCTGATTTAAATACTTGTGGTAGATATCTATATGTTCTAAATTTTATATAATCCTGCAGTAATTTATCCAGTTCTTCTGGATATTGCATCGTACCATAATCGAGTGATGCACCTCTAAAGTTTGCTCCACCAGCAGATTGTTCATCATCACCTGTTTTTTTATCATCAGTATCTTTTACATCTGGTTTATCTTTATCATCACTATCTTTAGTTTCAGTATCTTGTGCTTTGTTTAATCCTTGACTTTCTGCCTGCTGCTGACTTAAATTATTTTTATTTGCTAGATCTTGTTGATTTTTTGGACTTAAATTATCATTTCTTTTTTGTATACCAGTTTTTTGAAGATCATCAGTTCCGCCATTTGCCATGGCAGCATCTAAATTAGATTGAGTTACATCTTTATTAACTCTTTGAGCAGTTGATAGTAATTTAGCATTATCTAAAATCTGAACAGTTCCATTGTTTGCAACGTTACCACCATTTCCAATTACGGATTCTGTTCCATCTTCATTTTCTACAACAATATCATACTGTCCATTATTAGTTACAAGTCCTTCCTCATCAGTTGGGAACTTGTACTTTACAGGTATTTTAACTTCTCTATTTTGAACTCTAGAACCCTTACTCACATTAACTTTGAGTTTTAGTTCGTGTTCTTTCTCTGCTTTGTATGCCATCTAATAGATGCTGTTATTCAGCTATTTAGTAAGAATTTTTGATATGGTATAGATTTCATATAATCAATTTCATCATTATTCACTTTATGCATCTGACCAATCACTTCCTGCCAAGTATAATTTCTTACCTTAGGGTATTGAGTTCCTTCAAAATGAAAGTTAAGACCAGTAAACCCCCATTGATGTAGATTTAGACAAGCAATTAGTGGGTGCTCATCATATACAATTTTTGGTGTCTTTGCCTGATAAACAAAGGTATAATATTTTCCTGGATCAGGAATGAAATCTCTTTCATCAAAGAGTTCAAGAATGACAAGCATATAATCATCAGGATCAGAGAAAGTTTTTATTCTCTCTTTTAGAATATCAATTCTTGATAGTGTTGGTGGTTGTCTATCTTCAATATCAACCGTTCTAGTATTCTTTTTTTGAAGATAAAGATCAAATAACTTACGATATTCTTCATCACCAGGGAATTGCTTGTAACCAGTTCTTCCTCTGACTTTTGCCATTACTTGATACCAAGTTCGTTTTCTGTTATGATTTTAAATTCAAGTAAACGATCAGCACAAAATTCTGTTGCTGCTTTCCATTTTGCTTGGTTCACAGCATAGGTCTTCACTTCATATAACCAAGATTTTGTTCTACGTTTTGGTTTAGGATTTGGTTGTTGAGTTTGTTTATGTGGTTTCACTTCAATCACATACTTTTTAATTGATCCATTCCTTTCACGGACTTTAATAAAAAAATCTGGAAAGTATTTGTGAACCCGATTGTCAACAGGAGAACGATAAGGAATCCAAAACTCTTCACTTCCCCATTCTAAAATATTTTCATTACTATCACACCAGACACAGAACCTTCTTTCCCATGAACTTCTACAAATAATATTGTTCACATCACCTACATACTTTTGAGGATTGGAAGGTTTATATCTGCTCTTGATGCTTTCAGACATCTCTTATACATAGTATAACAAAGTATCTTTATTTATAGTGTAATGGCAGGCACAGGACCAAAGAATTTTAGTATGTCCGATGTGAAAGCTAAAATGGGTAGATATGCATCTACTAACTTTTTTCATGTGTTTTTTACCACACCAGATGCAGTTAATGGTAATGTGAAGCAGTATGGTGGAAGTAGATATAATAATTTTATAGAAATTGCATGTATTGATGCAACTTTACCAGGATCTACTTTTGCAACTCATGAAGCTACAAATGATTACACTGGAATTACTGAGAGACATGTATATCGTAGACAATTTGATGGTAAAATAGATTTTACTTTTGCAATTGATAGAGAATATACTCTCATAAAATACTTTGAAGCATGGATGGGATACATTGGAGGTGAAGCTTCTGATGGTTATACTAATTACCGAGCAAACAGTGGTTATAGAGTTCCTTTTCTTGATGAATATGTAACAAATGATTTAGTACTTACAAAGTATGAAAAGGATGCAATGACTGTTGTACAAGGTGCTTCACCAACAAGAATAAATTATCATTTCGTAAATGCGTTTCCAATTTCTATTTCAAGTATGCCAATATCACAAGGTCCAACTGACTTATTAACAATGACTGTGACTATGGACTATCAAAAATATTGGATTACAAAAGTTCCTGGAAAAGGAAAAGGTGCTGCAGGATCTAGTGGTCCTCAGGGTGCTAAACAGGTTCCAAATAGTGCCTATAATGATTCAAGTAATTATCAATTGAATACTGATAAAGTTCCCGATTATGAATCTCCTGAATTACAAGGTGGTATTGATCGTAACCAAT